TAACAGTTTTCAAAAGAGAAACAAGACGCTTGGTAAATTGACCAGCAGATGCATCACCATCGTAAACCAAAATATTTCGGTCAACGCCAGCAGCAAGCAGGGTATGCCAACCATCGTCGTTCATCTTCTTAGTAAAACCAGCTTCCAAAACTTGCATAGCGCGACCAACAACATCCCAACGAGCTTCTTTAGCATATCGCAGGAGGTAGTCAATCGAAGATGCTACGCTGTAAGTTGGAACCATGACGTAATCGCCTTCAACCGCACGTTCTGGAATTCTTCCATGACCGGGATTGGTGTAAGCAACGTGATCGCCTTCAGTTCCGGGGGCTAGCAAATCGAGTGGGAATTCAGCCGCACTTCCGGGAGCCATCTGGATTTTCTCGAAAATATTATCGAGAACATCACCGACAAGAACACCCTTACGGAGCGGAGTTTCTAAAGCCACAGCTAACTCACGTTGAGCTGCGACTGCTTCATTTCTATCAGCGCTACCAGAACGCTTGATAAGATCAATAAAATGATCATCAGGTCGAGTCATTCTACTCATTTAAGTTCTCCTTATAGGATATTAATTAAATTATTCGTTGGCGTTAGGTAGATTAATTTCTACCTTCACGTAACCTTCGTCATCGACTGTTGACATAAAACGTCCAACAGCTAACTGGTTAGGTTTACTTACATCGTGAGCATAGGCATTACTGATATATCCAGCATTACCTGAGCTAGCGTAAGCAACTTGTCCAGCAGTAATAGCAGTACCATGATCAGGAGCAGCATCGTCAATCATGTTTGTGACGATTGTACCCTTCTTCAGGATGCTAACTTTACCACCTTTTTGAACTTCATCTTTATGCCAGTTAATGTGTTGACGAGTAAGGTCAATATTAACAACGTCGTTGAGTAGAATCCCAACAGGTTTAGAAGCAGCATTTACTGTTGCGTACTTCACTTTTGCACCAGCTTGATCCATAGCAGCACCGGAACCGACTGTGTCGATAACTACAATACCGCCTCGGGTAGCTGTGCCTTCGTTGTAGAAAAAGGAAATATCTACATCGAGTTCATTTCTATCAGCTTTCAAAGCCATAATTATGTCTCCTTAAAAACACTTGTTACTTTTTAAGATTAGCGGTTGTACGAAGAACATTAGATTCTAACCATTCACTAGCAGCAGTTGACAATTCTTCAACAGCATCATCTCCTGCGTCAGTTAGGGCAGCTTCAACTTCTTCTTCGGCTTCCTCTAGGACTTCAGCTTCTGCAACAGCTTCTGCTTCGTCGTCTTCTTCTTCTTGATAATCAGCTTCGCTTTCAGAAACTTCAGCGGACTTTGCTTCTTTCTTCAAAGCTTCTTCGTCTTTATCCTTTTTTTCAAAAGGATTTTCTTCGTCTTTTTTAGTACCCATCTTTTTCATGGCGTTCTTTTTCAGAGCGACAACTTGCTCAAACATTTCATCTGATGCTTCAGCAAAAGTTTCGAGAATAGACTCGATTTCTTCTTCTTCAGCGCCAGCTTCAGTAAGAGCAGTTTTTCTAGCTAATAGCTTAGCTTCAGCTTCTTGAGCTTCAATCTTAGCTACAGCTTCTGAAAGTTCTTCACCTTTACCTGCAAGAGCTTCTGTAAGCTCTGCGATTTTAGCTTCAGCAGCTTCAACAGCGACCTTAGCTTCGGCAACAGCTTCATCTTTTTCAGCTATAGTGGCTTCAAAAGCTTCTAACTGAGCTTTAATTTCTTCGTCTTTCTGATTAGAAACCTCAGCTTTGAGTTCTTGAGCTTCTGTTTTAGCTTGTGCTAGTTCAGCTTTCAGATCTGCAATCTGCCTTTCTAAGTTTTCATTAGACATATCGGAATTCTCCTTAAAATTAGAAGTAGTAATTGTCATTGCTTGTGTATTAGCAAATGGGTCTACGTCATTAATAATAATGCTACGCGGATTAGCAGGATTACTAACTAGACCCTTACCGGAAAAGGCTATGTTATTCAATAGCCTTCCTATTTTATATCCCTCGTATTCTCCTGATCCTCCATACGCTCTAAGATGTTTGGTTAAGAAAGCAGATGCTTCATCTCTAGCCAGAACCTTTTGTTGACCTTCTGGATCGACTAATGCATAGTCAAAGCCAGAAAATAAACATTCCATACTAACATACCACTTTCCTTCTTCGATTTCACTTATTACTTTTGACATTCTTTCTCTTAGTTCTGGATCACTCCAGCTATTATAAAGAACAGCGCTAGTAATAATATCAAATTTTTCTGGTAAGTTCTCTGGACTTGTATCTTTATCTATAGGTTTGCCGTCTTGATCTACAACCATACTAGAAGTTATATGGCCAATAATGTCTTTTTCATTATGACCAAAATTAAATTGTTTATCTTCAGGTGTATTTCTAGCTGACCAAGTAGTCTCTCTATCAAAAACATCATCGTTCTTATTCCATCCAGTAGAAACAAGAATAGAGTTTAAGTAGTAAAGATCAAACTGGTCAGGGTTGCTATCAGCTTTTGAAAAGAGTTTATCAATAGCTAAGTCTCTAGCGACAGCCTCTTGTGATTCAGTCATATTTGACATAGAAACGGGAGCTACAAAAGCAATGGAATTATTGGAAGCTATTGCTTCTTGGAGACCGTCTTCTATTTCAGATTTATATATAGTTATATTCATATATTTACCTCATAAAAATATACACCATATAATAAAATTATTCGCAGAAATGTTACCCTGTTCTACTTAAAGCATAAACAGAAACTTGCATTTGCCTCATCTCGTCAATGGTTGGATGCCTTCCATTGTTAACAGAAAAGTTGTTTTTCATTTCAGAAACAGAAGCAGTAATACTACTATCAGGTTTTGGGTTACCCTTTAAGATATTATTAATTGCGTTTATATCAATGTCCATAAAAGGTTTCATATTGCAAAGAATACAAAGTTTAAGATGTTCAAGTTGATCAATTTCTGCTTTAGTTAGACTTCTTAAGTTTTTCTTGTCGAAGTGAGCAAGTATCGCAGGATTGACTGATTCAGAAATTTTCTTCTGCGCTTCTGTTGCCCATAATGATAGACTAATAAAGTTGGAGTTTATAGTTTGTCGTGGTTTATCTTCACGTTCTTTTCGCTTAAAAGTATCTCTTGACATCTTAGGTCTACCATCTTCTGGTCTACCTACAGGGTCAAACTTCTCTTCTTTCTTTTCTTGGTTAGGTGGATTGTCTTTCTTTTTCAAATCCATCTTTCGCTGTTCTTTTTCTTCTCTTTCTTGGTTGATAGAATCTTTATCTCTTCTATCCTCCGGTTTTGTTAGTGGGTTTGAACCCGTCTCGTCAGATGGAATCAATCCAACATCTTCTGGACTTATAGCGTCTTTAGTGAGAGCAATCTTTTCAAGGTCGTTGCGGTGCTGAGGGTTATGATAAGGACTAGCTTTTTGAGGCATAGATTCGCCTTTTCTTTCCCTTTCTTCTCGTCGAATTCTTATTTTTTCGATTTCTGGAATTTCTCCAAATCTTTCTAGTACAGTTTCTCCACTAATAATGTTTCTATCAACAAGCTGAACGAGCAAGTTTTTCTCAGATGCTTCATCTGACAAGACCATCTGATCAAAGTGGATTTTTGCTGGAAGTCGGAAACCCATTGCTTTTTGAACTATTTCAAGCTCTTGTTCCCACCAGCTTACCAGTATCTGACGACCGTATTCCAATCTTTCGACGAGTGTTTTAAGACTAATAAAATTGTTAGTAAAACCGCCCCCACCGCTAGCCATACCTGTGAGGGTAGGGGGAACGCCAAGCCCAGCGTAAATATTAGTGAGAACCGGCTCATATTTTTCTTTCCCTAAAAATCTATAGACTTGAGTACTAGACTCTGTAAACTTTAATTCTGGACCCCATACTAAGTCCATAGTTCCGCCACCAACATTACTAGCAAGAATATTTCTTAGTTTATTAATAGCAGCTTTAGTAGGCAGTATTTTGTTATCTAAATCACCAAGACTCCATAATCTTATATTAGATATAGCACCATCAAGAGCGGATATGTCTGCAAGCTTCATCTTTTCGAGCATTGTGATATCGTCGAGTATCGAATTAACCATTGGACTAGCCCATACTTGCCAGTCGTCTTTTTTGTAGTGAGACACAAACAAATTATCGGGGTCTAGATCGATATGTGTACTTCCGTCCTTTAGGGATTTCTTAATATCTTCCGGAAGCCCCTTTAGTGATGGATCGTTTGTTTCAT